CTCTTCCGTGAGTTTTCGCCTTTTCTTTGCAGGAAGTGATCATTTATCATCATTTCTGGGAGGATTCTAATGGGTAGGCACCCCAAACCGACCGCCCTACGGCTGCTGGAGGGCAATCGGGAGCATCGGACGATTCGCGCCGAGCTCGAGCCGCGGCCGGAGCGCGTTGCGCCGCCCTGCCCGCACGAGCTGAAGGGGGACGCCCGGCGGGCCTGGCGGTACATCGTCCGGGAGCTCGGCCGGATGCACGTCCTGGCGAGCTCGGACCGCGGGCAGATGGCGGCCTACTGCGACGCCTGGGGCGAATGGTGCAAGGGACGGAAGAAGCTTGCTGAGATGTCGGCCGCGGCCGGCGGGGGCGACGTCGAGATGATCCGCGTCGGGATGAAGACCACGCGCCATCGGGACGGCTCGGTCACGGAGGACAGCGGCAGGTTGGTGACGAATCCGTGGGTGATCTACACGCGCAAGGCGCGCGCCGACATCGCGCGATACGGAGCGGAGCTCGGCCTCAATCCCGTCCAGCGCACGCGGATCAAAATGGACATCAAGCCGGCGCGATCGCTCCGGGAGGAGCTCTCCGCATGAGCGATCTGAGCGAAGAGCACTACAGACCATGGGTGCGGCTCTTCGAAAGGAGGCTCACGCATACGAAGGGCCAGTATGCGCGTAAGCCCTTCATGCTGGGGCTCGAGTGGCAGCGGCGGATCGTGACTGAGATCTTCGGTACGGTGAAGAGCAACGGGATGAGGCAATACACAACGGCCTATGTCGAGATCCCCAAGAAAAACGGGAAGACGGAGCTTGCCGCCGGCATCGCGCTCGGCGGCCTGCTCGTCGACGAAGAGCCCGGCGCCGAGGTGTACATGGCGGCGTCGACGCGCGATCAGGCGGGCATCTGCTTCCGCGTCGCGGCTCAAATGGTCCGCAACAATCCGGCGCTTACGCGCATCTGTAGGATCATCGATAGCACGAAGACGATCCATTTGCGCGACGACCCATCGAGCTTTCTGAAGGCGATCAGCGCGGATGCCGGCACGCAGGATGGCATCAATCCGAGCATGGCGGTCTTCGATGAGCTGCATCGCCAGCCCAACAGCGACCTGTGGGACGTGCTCGCCTACGGCATGGCGACTCGGCGCCAGCCCCTGCTTTTCGCGATCACGACGGCCGGCATCTCCGGCGAGTCGCCGATCTGCGAGGACCAGAATCAATACGCGCGTCGTGTGATGGATGGGACCTTCCAGGATCCTACTTTCTATCCATGCATTTATGGGCTCGATCCAGAGGAGGACTGGACCATCGAAGGCGAGCCCGCGAACGGCGACAGGCCGCCGACCGGATGGTACAAGGCCAATCCGAGCCTCGGACATCACCTGCCGCTGGAGAAAGTGCGCGAAGAATTCGGGCGGGCGCAGAGCAACCCATCACAGCAGAATTCCTTCCGCCGCTTGCGGCTCAATCAGTGGGTCGGCCAGGAGGTGCGGTATCTGCCGATGGAGTACTGGCGGCGCTGTGCCGAGTCATTCAATGAGAGCGATTTTGCGGGGGCGCGCTGTTTCGGCGGACTGGATCTTTCGGCGACGCAGGACATTACCGCGCTGGTGCTGATCTTCGAGCGCGATGGGCTTTTTCATCTCGTTCCGCACTTCTGGTTGCCCGAGCATGAACTTCACCTGCGCTCGCGTAAAGACAAAGTGCCTTACGACCAATGGGCGGCGCGCGGCCTGATCCATCTGACGCCGGGGAACCAGGTCGACTATGCGCACGTGCGCGCGACCATCGCGCAGCTGGCGAAGATGTACGACATCGCAGAGGTCGGATACGACAGGTGGAATGCCACGCAAATCGTACAGAACCTCACCGATGACGGCGTGAAGATGATCCCGATCGGGCAGGGATTCGCGTCGATGTCGGCGCCGACAAAGGAACTGCTGCGCCTGCTCATGCTCGAAAAACTTCGGCACAATGCCAATCCCGTGTTGACCTGGATGGCCGACTGCTTTTCGGTGAAGCAGGATCCGAGCGACAGCGTGAAGCCGTCGAAGCCCGACCGCAGAAAATCAAGCAAGCGCATCGATGGTATTGTCGCGGTCGTGAATGGTCTGTCGCGCTTCATCGTGTCTCCGACATTCGTCGGCACTGCATGGGACGGTGGGATGAAATTCATCCACGCAGGTTGATATGGGCGTATTGCGCAAGGCGTGGGATTGGATCGGCGATTCGTTTGGCTGGAGCGGTGGCCAGTTCCATCGTCTGTACACGTCGTCGGAATCCGACTCGGGCGAGGCGGTCACGCCCACATCGTCCATGCAGACGGTGGTTGTTTTGCGCTGCGCTACGCTGATCGCGGGTGCGGCGGCATCGCTGCCGATCGATGTATATCGACGGCGCAACGGCACAAGAGAGGGCGTGCCTGGGCATCCGGTCGAGACGAAGCTCGACTCGGAGCCTAATCCGGACATGAGCAGCATGGACTTCCGCGCACAGCAATGGCTTTCATTTCTCCTGTGGGGGAATGCCTATGCCCATGTCGTGCGCGACGGCGCGCGGGTGGTTGCGCTATGGCCGCTGTTCCCGATGTACATGGAGATGACCCGCGACAAAGAGACGCGCGAGATTCTCTACAAATACGCACCGCCCGCGATGCTTCCCTACGTCTACCGCGCGGATGAAATCCTGCATGTGCGCTGGTATTCGATGGACGGACTGATGGGCATGTCCGCGATCGAGCAGGCGCGCAATGCGATCGGCCTGCATCGATCGACGGAGAAATCCGCGGGGAAGTTCTTCAAGAACGGCTCGCAGCTGAATCTGCAGCTTGAGATCCCGGCCGCGCTCACACCGAAGGTGGTCGATCAACTGCGCGAGGACTTTCAGAAGGAGTACGGCGGCACGGAAAAGGCTTTCCGAATCGCGATCAGCCACGGAGGATCGAAGCTCTCGCCGATTGCAGTCAATCCGCGCGACTCGCAGTTCCTCGAGCAGCGCGAATACAACGACATTCAGATCTGCATGCTCTTCGGCGTGCCTCCGCACATGGCCGGAATCACATCCAAGGTCACGAGCTGGGGTACTGGGATTGCGGAGCAGAAGCAGGGCTTCCTGGATTTTACCGTGGCCCCGCTGCTCACGTTCTTCGAGAAGGCTTATGAGCGATGCCTGCTGCAGAAATCTGAAGAGCGGCTGTACATCAAGCACAATACCAAGGCATTCCTGCGCGCGGACGTGAAGGCGAGATACGATGCCTATGCGATCGCGGTCGAGCGCGGCCTAATGAATCGCGACGAATGCCGGGCACTCGAAGAAGAGAATCCTATCCCGGGCGGGGCCGGGTCGATGTACACGATTCAATCGTCTTATATACCGCTCGAGCAGGCGGGCAAATCACCGGCGCCGCCGTCGCGGCCCGAAGGAGGGCTAAATGGCTGAGAGCATATTTCTGACGGCGGAGAGATTCAAGGCTGCGGCAAAGGGCGGCGAATTGCCGCCGCAGGCCGGTCTTTTTAAGCAATTTATCGCCGAGGTGGAGGACGACAATGATTCAAAGCGGGAGCTTCTATTCACGATTTCGACGGCCGGCGTCGATCGAGATCGTGACAAAATCGATGTCAACGGATGGAAGCTCGATGCCTACAGAAAAAATCCCGTGGTCCTTTGGGCGCATGATCACCGGGGCCTTCCGGTCGCGCGATCGAGGCACATCTGGGTCGAAGGGGACAAGCTCAAATCCGTCGCGGAATTCGTAAGGGCCGACGTATCGGAATTCGCGGATCGCGTTTATAGGCTCTACCGCGAAGGCTTTCTGCGCGCTACGTCGGTCGGATTCCTGCCGAAGAGGTGGGCTTTTGCCGAAGATGCGGACCGCCCATTCGGCATCGACTTCGAAGAGCAGGAGCTGCTTGAGTATTCGGCCGTTCCTGTACCGGCCAATGCCGATGCGCTCATGGAGGCGAGCGCAGCGGGCATCGATATCGAGCCGCTGCGCGAGTGGGCGCGGACGATCATCATGCCGAAAGACATCGAGACAATTCGAGAGTTCGAGGGATTCCTGCGGGATGCAGGGTTCCGGCGCGAACATGCGAAAGCGCTGGCATCGCATGGATGGCGGCCTGGCAGTCAGCGGGAGGTTGACCCGGAGGCCTGCGCGCAGTTCTGCCGGCAGGTGGAGTCTGTCCTACACACAGCATAGGAGAATGCACATGGATCTGAAAGAGATGCAGGATTCCTTGCTCAAATCGCTCAGCGACTTCCGCGGCTACGTGGACAAGGAGCTCGGCGAAATCAAGAGCAAAGGAGTCGCTCATCCCGAGACCACGCAGACGATCGAGCGTCTCAGTGGCCGCATAGATGAGATACAGGCCAAGATCAGCCGGCCGCCGGCGCCGCCCGAGGGCGTGGGGGCCGCGGCCGATCGCAAGGAGCTCGTGGACTACATGCGCCGCGGGATCCTGTCGGAAGCGGCGCGTGAGCGCCAGAAGGCGATGAGCGTAGGCTCGGATGCCGACGGCGGGTTCTTCGTTTCGCCAGACACGAGCGGGCGCATTGTCGCAAAGGTCTACGAGTCGACGCCCATGCGCCAGCTCGCCACGGTCGAGACGACCAGCAAAGACAAGAAGACCGGACTCCTGGATCTCGGCCAGGCGGGCGCGGACTGGGAGGGGGAGACGCAGAGCCCCTCGGAGACGGACACCCCCGAGACCTCGAAGTGGGAAATCGCCGTTTTCGAACTGCGCGCGCGACCCAAGATCTCGCAGCAGGAGCTCGACGACGCCGATTTCGATGTCGGCGCGTGGCTCGAGCGCAAGGTGGCGGAGCGTTTCTCCCGCAAGGAGAATACGGCATTCGCGGCCGGCACCGGCGCGGGCCAGCCCAAGGGCATCACGTCATACACCACGGTCTCGACGGCCGACGCAACCCGGGCGTGGGGCCAGCTGCAGTACATCGCAACCGGATCCGCCGGCGACTGGACCTCCGCGAATTTCGAAAAGATTTACGATGTCGAGGCGGCGCTCAAGGCGTCCTACCGTCAGGGGGCGGCATTCCTCGGAGCCCGAGCGGTCTTCACTAAGATCCGGAAGTTCAAGACGGGCGACGGCAATTTCCTCTGGCAGCCGAGCGTTCAGATCGGCGCTCCGCCCACGCTGATCGGCTATCCGATCTACGACGGCGAGGACATGCCGGCCATTGCCTCGAACTCGCTCTCGCTCGCTTTCGGGAATTTCGCCGAGGGCTATTTGATCGTCGATCGGCTCGGGATCCGCGTCCTGCGCGATCCCTTCTCTTCGAAGCCCTACGTCGAGTTCTACACGACTCGGCGCACGGGCGGCGGCGTCGTCAATTCCGAGGCCATCAAGCTGGTCAAATTCGCGGCTTCCTAAGCCGAGAAAGGAGAGATCAATGCACGCACTATCGGACAACATCAAGATCGACCAGGCGCTCGGCTACTACGCCGCGGGCACCACGAAGCGGACCTCGGACATTCTGGACATGTCCGGATACGACGGGGTCGTCTTCGTCATCGGCCTGGGGACCATCATCGAGGCGGGCACGCTCGACGGGTTCGTGGAGCAGAACACGGACAATACCACCGTCGGGATGGCGCGGCTCGCGACGACCACGGCCTACACCGTCACGGCCGCGGCTGCGGCTCTCACGAAGAGCTGCATCATCATCGACGTGTGGAAGCCGCGTGAGCGGTATCTCCAGTGCAACATCACGCCGGCCGCGCAGAACGCCGTGATCCTCGGGATCGTGGCGATCCGCTACGGCGGCACCGTGAAGCCGGATGCATTCGCCACGCTGGATCCGCTGAAGATCACGCAGCTCTTCAGTCCGGCCGAGGCGTAAACCGATAACCGTCCCTTGAGTGGGTAGGGGGCGCCGCTGCTTGTGGGCGGCGCCCCCGCAACCAACGGAGAAATTGAAAATGTCCTATCAGCCTGGAATCTACAGACAGCTTGGCGGTAATTGTTTGGTCGTGCGCGGAGGCGGCATCTCCACAGGCGCGATTCAGTTTGGCGAGGACGTCGACACGATCGCCCTGTATGCGGGAGGCGGCACGAATGCCTCGCCGCTCGCCACGTCCACGGCAGACAAGAATCACTTCGACTACCGCACGCAGTCGACCGCCACGAGCGGCACGAGCCGCGGCATCTACCATCGGCATTACATGGCCTTCGATGGCGAATGCGCGCGCTTTTTCGGGACGCAAAACGGCACGTCGACGGGCGGCACGCATGGCATTCATGCCAGCCTGTCCTTCGGCACGTCCGGAGTGGCGTCGGGCCTGGGTGCCGCCGTGCGCGCCACGCTGCAGATCCCGAATCGCACCGTGACGCTCGGCACCGTCGCGGGCCTGCAGGCCGAGGTGTGGATGGACGGAACGTCATCCAATCCGACCGCGACCTGTCTCTCAATCATCCGCGGCGTGGTGGACGGCGGCGATGCCACGGCGCAGAACAAGGTCACGCACGTCATGGATCTCGCAAACCTGGGCGCCGCAATATTCGCCAATCAAGCGGCGTGGTCGGTCTCGAAGGTCCTCAAGATCCGCGTCAATGGGACGGATTACTACCTGCCCCTTTCCACGGCGGCGTGAGGCGTGACATGGAGATCACCCGCGAGCATTTGGTGCGCAGGCGCGATCAGCTGCTCGCGCAGCGCGAGGCGGCCTTGGCTTCGGCCGAGGCCTGCCTCGGCGCCATGCAAATCTGCGAAGAGCTGATAAAGATACTCGATCACAAAGAGAGCGATTCGCCCAATGGGGAAAAGAGCGAAGCGATGAACGCGAGCCGCTGATTGGCCTTGCGATGGAGACGGAATTATGGCAATGAGCGTGACTATCACGGAAGAGGCCAACGGGCCAAATCCCCAGAAAATCAAATTCGCATGGACGAGCTCTGCCGGCGGGATAGCGACGAGCTCGGCCACGAATTCCGCATACACAGGGGTCATTGAAGCCGTCCATTTCATTCCTGGGACAGGGGGCGATACGCCGACCGCCAACTACGACGTCACGCTCACCGACGAGGACGGCGTGGATGTGCTCGGAGGATCGGGCGAAAACCGCTCGGACACCGTCCCGGAAATTCTCGCGCGCACGTTGGCGCTGAATCTCGGCGCGGTAAAGGACGATCGGTTGACCCTGAACGTCTCAGGAGCCGGAGACACAAAGAAGGGTACGGTGCTGGTATTCATTCGCTAGGCGAGAAGCCGCACGACATGAGGTGTAGCATGAAAAGACTGATTGCGATTATCCTGTGTCTGCTAATCATGGCGCCAT